GGTATCCGTTCTGCTGAAGTGTCATGGCGTTGATTTTACGGTGACTCTTCGACAGTGAAAAGAAAAAAGGCCGCAGAGCGGCCATAAACACAAGTAAAAATCAATAAGTTAGATAATTATCAAAGACTTACAGACACACAAAAACACAGCCAACCACAACAAATAACAGGGATGTGGTCACTTTGTGGATCATATCGCCGCCATAAATTTACTTAATAACAGTAACCACAGCCACAAGCACGGCCATCGCAGACAGGACAATACCTGTGAGTAACCAAGTCTGATTTGCAAATGATTTCTGAAGTTCAGTACGATGCTCAGCCATCTCAACTTTCAGAGACTGGCGTAAATCAGCCATCTCAGACTTCAGGGATTGGCGAGATTCTGCCATCTCAAGCCTCAACCCTTCGCGAATCTCCAGTACATCAGATTTGGTAGCAAAGGATTCGCTTCTTGTGGTGAGAGTAATCAGGTTGTTTTTGATTTCAGTCACATCACTTTCCAGGCAACTGACCCGCCGTTCAAGGTCGTCATTCATGCCATCACCTCCATCATTACCACTTCCTGTTACTTGGTTGTTGGATACATTATAGGCATTCTCTTTCTTTTTTCTGAACCGCGAAATATGTGCAACATTCTCTGCCATCACTTCTCATCACCCTGCTTGCCTACCCAGTTCATAAAGGCCCGGGCCGAGTAACGATGAACAAACCCACATCTGTTACAGGTAAGTCGGAATTCATAGTTATGGATATTTTCCCGATCATGTCCCTCATATCCCGGATACCCAGTAAATGGACCGATGTAATCAAGCATAACAAAAGTGCCTAAATCACACTCCTCAGCAGTTTTCGGCTCAGGCCCCACCTCAACAATATTCGTCAAATACATGTACATATCCGTATCGCCACACGACAAACATTTTTCATTCGTAGACGACTCATTGAGAAAACGCGCAAAATTATCGAGCGTTGCCATTCTTTTAAGCTCATCTAAATGAAACTTCACTCTTAAGCACCTCCTAGTGGATTAAACCTCACCGCATCCTGCAGGTAATCCGGCGCAAGATGGGCATAAATCATCGTTGTCTGAATCTTTGCGTGCCCCAGAATTTTCTGGAGCGTGAGAATATTGCCACCGTTCATCATGAAATGACTGGCGAAGGTGTGGCGCAGCGCATGAACAGCCTGGCCGTCAGGAACATCAGGTGCGACCGTTTTGATGACATCGCGAACCAATGAATAATCCAGCGTCGGAAACACCAGTTTCCCGCCCCGTTTTTTGATCTTTTCAAACAGGCTTTCAGAAATAGGAACGGTACGGTTTTTGCTGTTCTTCGTTTTTGAAAAAGTGATTCGACAATGAAGAACACGGCGCTGCTCCAGTACCGCTACCTCGCCCCATCGCGCCCCGGTCGACAGAAGGATTTCGACAGCCAGCCGTTCATCGGGATTTTCAGCCAGTGCATCCAGCAACTGAACACATTCAGACTTACTCAGATATCCCATTTCGCGCTCGTTAACCTTCATTCCTTTAAGGCCTTGAACGGGGTTATCGTTAAGAAAATGGCCGGATGAGATGAGTGCGGTAAACATCGCGCTTAACGCCCCAATCTCTCGATTTATGGTGCTGGGCTGTATCCCCTGCTCTATCCTGGACACACGTAGCTCGGTGAGCATCGTTGTATTAAGTTTATGCACGCACGGGTCATCCATTGCCTCACTCAAGCGCAGCAATTTAAGGCGCGTGTTATGCCCTGACTTCATTAGCTGGCCGTGGTATTTCCACCACAAGTCAATAAGCACTGACAGAGGACGGCGATCAATAGAGTTTCCTTTCCACTCATTGTTATGCTGTTGCGCCAGCACCCACCGCTCATATAAAACTGCATCCGATTTCGTTTTAAATTTTTTGCGAATGCGTTTGCCTTTACGCCCGTCAGGGCGCATGTCAAGAAGATACCCTCCCGGAATTGATTTTATGCTCATTCGTGAAACCCCAGCGTTACAAGACCACCATGCCCCCAGCGTTCCATGATTAGCCGGGCTGTGTACCAGTCTTGCGGGATTTTTGAGAAGACGATGTGTTTTCTGGCCCATCAGGGGAGAGAGAGGGACTGATCTGCCCAGCAGCCTCATTTGTTTTTCCCGTCATAAGCCATATAGTGTATTTTTCGAAATCCTTAGAATTAATTACGCGATCAACAACGCTTAAACCAACCTCTCTTTTACCGCTCTCATAATTCTTTATAGTTCCGAGATTTATCCCAGTAACATCAGCAAACTCAGCTTGAGTTAACCCTTCACTTTTCCGTATCTCTTTCAGTTTTTTTTCGTACCCACTTGACATGGTGGTCTCCAGACGACTAAATTAAACCTAAAAGTCGCCTAGAGACGACCTTTAGCAACAAATAACCACAGACTGAACAGGTTATCACATCATGACAAAGCTCTTGAACACATACGAGCAAGCGGATTTTGAGCGTTTGGCGGCGTTCTACCCATACCGCGATGAGCATGGATTACCGGTACTCGAAGAAAGCCTGAAAGATTACGCGAAGCGTACCAATCAAACTGTTAATGCAGTGAAAAGGCAGGCTGACAGAGCAGCCCTTCCCATCAACCAAGAAGAAAAAAACTCAAAACGTACAGTAAATCTCTTCGCAATTTTCTTGAAAACCATCAGAAACGCAGAGAAATACGTGCAGATGACAAAATAACGAGGTGTCATTTTATGCTGAAGCAACGCCGTAATTTTCGCACCGAAACGGAACGCCAAGCTAACCGTTTCGCTACCAGCGCATCACGCAGCAACATCCGCTACAGCCTGAGCGAGACGCACGCAACGCCAGATGGCCATACAGTAAAACAAATTGGCGAACACACCTGGCTGATTGAAAAAGCTGGAATCGTGGTTCACAGATGCCAACGCAACCCATTTACCGGAAACCGCATTTTTGCTCTGAGCAACGGCGACAATCAGTTTGGACAGGATTTCACATTGTACGAAGCACTTCGCACGGTTGATCGTCTGCTTCGCGGGCAAAGTTTTATTAAACAGACTGATTTATAACAGGTGCGTTATGACCAAAGAGCATGCACAAGGTGTATTTATCCGTTTTATTGATTTTCGCGGTGAACTGTTATTGCGCGCATCAGCTATTGATGGAGTTGTCCCATCAGAAAAAAATGCAGCTACTTACGTTTATCTGAACGGCACGCGCCTGACCGTAGAACTTCCGTACCAGACTGTACACGGAATCATTAGCGAAGCTGAAAAAGCGCGCCAGGCTAATGGCAATGAACCCTATATCGAAATTATTTGCATGGATTCAGAAGCTGAAATCCAGAAAGCAGATTAAAGGGTGTTGCAATGGACAAAGAATATAAAACACTCATCAACAAAGCACTTGAGCGTTTTTATTTTCGCTTAAGTGCATCAGGCGCTCATGCTGAACGTGCAGCCCGTGACTCATTGACCAGGGCAATCCGGAGTCTGTATGACGTGGCTTTTTACGCTGATGATCTGGATGCACTTAACGAACTTTCCGAGCTGATCTGTGCCGCAGAATGCGGGGAGCATATTGAACCGTATAAGCTGGGGAATATTGCATGAGTATATTTATCTCATGGCTTGTCCTGATTATTTCGGTGGTCTGCGCCATTGGGATTATGCAAATTATTCATTCAGCAAAAAAGATTGAACGCATTTTCACTGGCGAATAACAGCGCAAATAAAAACCCTAGGTTAAATAAGAAAATGTAAAAACAATCCGCATTCGCGGAGGTATTCGCACACGCCCAGGAGGCGTAATGGCAATTAAGCATTTTCCTGTCGTTCGTTTCACTTCCAGAGGACGTGAATACGAAGTCGACGAACGCCTGATTACCACAATCGACAAACACCGCTCAGAAAAGGATGCACACCACATCTATCTCACTGACGGTACTTACTTCTGCGCCACTAATGTGGCGCGGGTGAATCTTATCCGACAGGTACAGGATCCACGCAAATGAGCAGGAGAAGAATCACTCGCAGACATCACCGCACACACCTGAATTCCTCAGCAACGCTAAAGGCACTTATTCAAAGCGAGATCGGTGATTTCTTCGCGGGAGTTGGCTCACCAGGTGAACCAGAAACACCAGAAGCGATGCAGCGTGAGCTCATGATACGCATAGATAACACTTTTGATTTCTTCTACAGCATGCACGGAATTAAACAGAAATGAACCTCAAGCCAGCAATAACTATTCGTAGAACGCCAATTTCTGTAACCGACCGCTTCTGAGTTTTTTGGCAGGAAGCCTTCGCACATCCTTAGTAGAGAGAATTGCAGCATGATTGACGCTCATGACTTCACAAGATGGGTGCGCACACAGGACACCCGTCTGGCTCCCATTCTTCGGGGATTATTTGATCTCTACATTCGTGGTCGTGACAACAGAGCACGCACCACAAAACCGGAGAATGTGGATACCCTTTATTTCACAGTAGACGACTGCTACCGCGTGGACTTCACACCACACGGACTGGCGTTGCACTGCCTGACACCGCACGGCGAATCACTGCTGGCGTATTACGACTCCCCGGCCTCCGTATTTGCGGCAATGCTGGCGCATCGCACTGCTGGCGGGTGTGCCTCGCTGAGTGAATACACCGCTGAGTTTAACCGCCTTTCCGCCCTCTTCTCGCAGGAGTGGCAGCGCGTGACGGGATACCAGCCATGAGTGAGTTTGCATGGAGCTGGAATGAACCACGGCCAGCCATTGATCCGGCCAGATTTACGGAGCGCAGGCAGGAAACTGAAACCGACCTGCAACGCGCCATCCGTTACTACCTTGAGGCAGACAAAAAGGCCCAGGAAGAACAGGAAGCGAAAGAGGAAGCCTTTTTCGCACAATCCGCCATGGGTAAAAAACTCATGGCATCCCTTGAGGAAGCCGGACAGCGTGAAAAGCTGGCACAAAGCATCATCAGTAAGCGCCGGGCAACAGAACAAGACCCGGTGGCCCGTGCCTTTGCCACACTGAAGGTGCTTCCCGTTTATCTGCGAGAACCCCTGAGCCGCCACCTCTCTTTCCTGCGCAAAAAACAGGAAGCCGATCGCCGGAAAGGCAAAAAGAGCTGGCAGGCGGAACGCTATGCACGCGGAACCCTGCGCAAAATATTCGAACGTCTGGATCGCACTGACGGACGCTGGCTGACACAGGGTTATCGCTCCATTGCCGGACGCGAACGCCTGGACGATTTGCTTTACCTGCCGCAGCTCAACAAACACCAAGTACAGACACTGGCCACCATGACGGCAGCAATGTTCAGTAGCACATTCGAAATACTCTGCGATGGCTTTGGCGCGACCGATGGTGAGCTGACCATGGATGTAACGCTGAAGGCGTATCAGATGCTGGCCCGCATGGCGTTACATCTGCACGCCATGCCTCCACATTATGACGCACTGACAACAGATAGAGATCGGAGGAACAAACCGGACACGGAGCTGCTGCCAGGCGCAATCCTTCGCCTGACCTGTGCTGAATGGTGGAAACGCAAACTGTGGCTATTACGTTGCGAGTGGAGAGAAGAACAACTCCGCGCCGCCTGTCTGGTTTCCAGAAAAACATCGCCCTATCTGAGCCAGGACGCGTTAAGCGAGTTTCGCGCACAGCGCGAGAAAACACGCGATTTCCTGAAAGGTTTCATGCTGGAAAACGAAGACGGGTTCACGATTGATCTCGAGACAGTGTATTACGCGGGAGTAAGTAACCCGGTTCACCGTAAGGCAGAAATGATGGCCACCATGAAGGGGCTGGAACTTCTGGCCGAGGCCCGTGGTGACAAAGCGGTGTTTCTGACTGTCACCTGCCCGTCAAAATACCACGCCACAACAGAGAACGGTCATCCGAATCCCAAATGGAACGGGGCCACCATGCGCGACTCCAGCGATTACCTGGTTAACACGTTTTTTGCGGCGGTCCGCAAAAAACTGAACCGCGACGGTCTGCGCTGGTATGGCATCCGCACGGTGGAGCCTCACCATGACGGCACCGTGCACTGGCATATGATGGTCTTTGCTCATCCGGAAGAAATCGACAGCATCGTGGCCATCACCCGCGATATTGCCATTCAGGAAGACCGCCACGAGCTGGGCAATGATATTACTCCGCGCTTTAAGGTGGAGTATGTCGACGGCTCAAAAGGCACACCAACCAGCTATATCGCGACCTACATCGGAAAAAACCTGGACAGCCGCGCCGTGGATGGCATCGACCCGAAAACGGGCAAACCACGCGTTGACCACGAAACCGGAAAATCAATGGCCGAGAGCGTGGAGCGCGCCATCGGCTGGGCGCGCCTTCACCGGGTCCGCCAGTTCCAGTTCTTTGGCATCCCCTCCCGTCAGGTGTGGCGTGAACTGCGCCGCCTTGCCAGCCAGATGGCACGCAACCCGGAAGGCCCGCAACGGCTGAAGGATGACGCAATGGATGCGGTACTCGCTGCCGCTGATGCCGGGTGTTTTGCCTCCTACATTGAAAAACAGGGTGGCGTACTTGTTCCACGCAAGGACTACCTGATTCGCACCGCCTACGACCTCGCAGATGAGCTGAACGATTACGGCGAACAGAGCGTACAGATTTACGGGATCTGGTCACCACTCATCGGGGAATCCTCCCGTGTGTGCACGCACCCGGATAACTGGAAGCTGGTAAGACGTAAACCGGAAGCGGAAGACAGCACCCGCGAAAATGATTTTGACCTTCAGGGCGGCCCTGCCGCCCCTTGGACTCGTGGCAATAACTGTCCCCGTGTACAGGAAACAGACAACAACGGGACAGAACAGCCGGAAGAACGGCCAGCACCGTGGCCGCAGCTCCCTGACGGCGTTGAAGTGAACGAATGGATGCATTCACTGAAACGGCACGAACGCCGGGCGCTGATGCGTTCGCTTCGTGACAAACAGGCAAAAAACAGCAGCGATGAAATGCAGAACTGGACACAGAGCCGCAAACAGCCACAGCCTTTACCTGATAACCACGAGTTACTCGCTAAAGAATGGCGGGAGTCTGCTGAATCTCTCGGCCTGCATATTGGTGAACAGCAGATGCAGCACCTGTTACGGGGCGGCAGTCTGTACGTTGACGGCAGCATCATTGCACCGCAGGGATTTGAAATTGTACGCAAACCGGATACCCGCCCGGACAGCCGAATCACGCAGCTCTGGCAACGCCTGAGCCGTAATCACGGCGTAAGCAGCACGGAGATCCGCCATAACCCGGTCGCCAGCTATCTGGAACAGCTGGGGGCATCAGACCCTGAAGCCGCCGCACGCCTGGCATCCACACTTCAGCAAGACCAGAACACCATGAAAACCCCCGTTACCGTGCTTTCTGACATGCTGCGCGCCATCCGTGACGCAGAGCACGCACAGAGAATCAGTGAAACCACTGAACGCGCCCACCGCAAAGCAGACCTGCTGCGGGGTAGCCTGACCAGTGGAAACAAAAAACAGACAGAAACGGGACTCACAAATCCCGTAAATGAGCAAAAAACGTGCCGCGATATATGAAGCACGCACAAAACAGGCAAAAGAGGGATTTCAGAATCCCGTAAACGGTTAATTAATCAACATAAGGAAAATCGACATGAAAATTTGTATCGACGACGGCTCCACCAACATCAAGCTGGCATGGACTGAGAACGGCGAACGCCGCAACGCCATCAGCCCGAACAGCTTCAAGTCGGAATGGTCTGCGCCGTTCGGTGGCACGCAGCCCGCGAACTACATGCTTGATGGCGTGCGCTATGGTTTTGATCCGGTCAGCGATCGCTTTATCCAGACGACCGACACACAATACCAGTACAGCGATGTGAATGTCATTGCCATTCATCACGCGCTGGTCAAATCAGGCATCACGCCACAGGAGGTGGATGTGGTTGTCACCCTGCCACTGAGCGAGTATTTCGACACAAACGCACAGCCGGACATGGCCAACATCAACCGCAAAAAAGCAAACGTTATGCGCCCGGTGGAATACCAGAACGGCGAAGCATTCACTATCCGTAATGTACGGGTTATGCCTGAATCCATTCCGGCTGGCTTTAAAGCACTGGCTGACATGAGTCCGTTTGAATCCCTGCTGATTGTGGATTTAGGTGGAACCACGCTGGATGTGGCAAAGGTTCAGGGACAACTGGCAGGTATCAGCCAGGTGTTTTGCGATCCACACGTAGGCGTTTCCCTGATGGCCGATGCAGTACTGTCGGTGATGGCCACTAACGGTATGCGTACCAGTCACCACATCGCCAATACCATTATCGAACATCGCCATGATGAAGCCTGGCTGCGCCAGCACATCCACAATGACGCGCATTACGCCAGCCTGATGGCGGTTATTCGTGAAAAGGAAGAAACACTGAAACAACGCGTGATCCGCGCGCTGGCGGGTTTTTCGGGTTACGGGCGGGTGATGGTTGTCGGTGGCGGGGCGGAGATTGTGGCACCCGCTATCCGCGAAGCCTGCGGAGTTAATGCGACTTTCATCGCGGACGGGGTGCCACAGTTTGCTCTGGTTAATGGGCTGTACGCAATGGACAAGGAGTAAACCAATGACGACACCAACCAGGCGGATAAGTTTCTATCTGAAGCCTGCGGCCGTCAAGAACGAAAGCGAAGCATGCGCCTGGCTGGACAGCCTTACACCGGAAGCCCGCAAAAGCGGCCAACGCGTGGCTTTTCTGGCCGGGCTGGCACTTCTGAAAATGAATCCGGCAGAGGCTTACCGACTGGCTGCATGGGCCGACGATGAGGCGTTATCAGTGACACAAACCAGGACAGAACGCCCCCTGTCACAGCCAGTACCAACCGCACAGATAACCAGTCAGATGGCCGGAAATATCAGGGCGTTATTTCCTGAATAACACAACGTCAGGGCGAGTTCGCCCTGATCTCCATCTCAGAACATAAACAAGAAGAGCGACTTAATGAGCAAAATCAACTATCAGGCATTACGTGAACGTTATTCACCTGCACCAGTACCAAAATGCCCTATTTGCGGCGAAGAAATGTCAATTCAGCGAATATCTGGAGCACAGGTTGTTTATGGCTGCTCCGGTTATGGTGATGATGGAGATTTCAAAATTGGTCGAACTCTTGCCGACGAACATTATGAAAAATCACGCGTAACAGTGTTGGATGTCGGGGATCCTGAAGTATTGGCGCTACTTGATTGGCTGGAAACCAAAGACAACCGAATCGCTGAACTGGAAAAAATCGCCACTGACTATGCACTTAAATTCCAGAAAGCACAGGACGCATTAAAGTACGCCGCTTTGCTGCATAGCAGGTCAGCGCAGCTACAAGACTAACTTAAAGCGGAAGATTAATACATGGTGAGTCGGGGTAATTTGTTTTTATCCCGACAAATAAACAAAAAAGTGGACTATCTCTGTAGTATCTTATTCAGCATCGTCTCGTGCAGTCTGTGCATACGTCACAACAACGCCCAATGCATTAGTTTTCTTTTCAACATAGATAATATTGTCATATTCATAGTTACCATACGGATAGCAAATAAGAATATTTTTATGCAGATCGGGATCATCAACAAACGCTCCGGAACAGCTTCTTGAACTACCGGATGTATACTCATACGGTGCAACATATGATGATGTTACTCCTGGTAAAAAATAAGTCACCATCATAAGAGGGATAATCAGGAATATCCCTGTAAGAATGCAAGAGCCAGCATAAACCTTCAGGTATTCCGACAGTCCTTTCCAGCCACTTTGCTTCACTACCCCCCTCTTCACCAGAAACAAGGAGAAGAAAAAGGACATACCCATACTACATAAGATGTAATAATTGGATATACGCGAATTAAGATATGTAATCCTGTAGATATCTGCCCTCCACCAGTAAAAGAGGAAAATAATCCCTAGCACTGAAACAGTCATGCAAATCAAATAAGGATATGAATCTTTCTTCATGTCTTGCGCTCATTAAAATTTCCCTGCTACGAACAAATTTACCATCCGTTTTTTGCGCAGAAAACAGCACGATGCACACTGCACGATAGTGCACAAATTTGCACAATTTTTTTGAACGACTTTTTACCCTTCCGGCCCGCATGGCGGCTGGATCCGTCAAGGATCCGTGCGTGCACAAAAAAACGCGTTTTTTCTGCGCGCAGGTGACGGGGGAACAGCCCGCGTTTCAGGGGGTAAATAGTATTCCCTGAGCGATGTCGCAGCGACATAACAGAATGGCCATATTTCTCACGCTGAGCGTGAAAAAGATGTGAGGGCTTTTGATTTGATGGGGTGAAAGGTAAGGCCGTCAAAATCGAACTGAGGCGGTGAGAACATGCAGTCAGCGCGGTGAGATTGCGTAAGAGTCTGACCGTCGATGATGGTAATAAACAGGAAAGCGTCGTGAAATTATCTGATTGATACAGGAGCTGGAGAGTCGGGGCATAAATTTTTTATGCCCCGGCGAAGCAGCAGACAAGCGAAGCGCGTCAGGATGTGGGCTGGGTGTCTAACAGTGCGTAAGGGTTAAAGCGAATCACCTCTTCGCCAAGCCAGTCATTGATGTGCTTCATGGCCTCCATGACGGGCATCAGCTCGTTAATTGCGTAAACCCGCGCGGCCTTCTCCACATCACCAAACGCACTTTTTTCGCCTGGCATCGCCCCCATCAGTTGCGGCGGAACGCGGTGCGCAGCCAGCACATCATCACGGGATGCCACCTTAACATTCATGAACTCATCCTTTGCGGTGATCTGCTGGAACGGCAAAATTTGCACCCCCTCTTTGCCACCGTTGGGCGCATGAATGAGCACGTTTTTAAACGCACCACCACCACGTGCACCCTGTAGCGTTTCTTTCAGGGAGTCCATGCTTTCGCGGTTTACCTGCGCTGCACCGATGTAGATGATGCACCCGGCGTGGGATCCGTTGTCGTAATACAGTTTTCTGAACATGTCCGCCGAATGAGACAGGCTGGCCGAGAGTAATGCGCCGAGATATTCCGGCATGCCGTAGATTTCCTGGTTAATGTCAGGATTCATCAGGTGGCACACTTTGCCAGGGCGAAACTGAAACGCGTCCTTGCCATCCTGCACATACCACCATGATTCAAGATCGCTTCCGCGTCGCATGTATTTCGCCAGGGCGTGCCGTAATTGAAGCGGTTCGCCGAGCATATTGCTTCGAAGCTCAAGGAATGCGTTACCGAACACAAACCAGTCCAGCGCCAGCGCCGAGAAATCCTGCCGGGAAAGCAACGGGTGCGGGATGTAGCAACCGAGTAATACATTGCGCTTAAAGTAAAGCGCAGACTGATGCCAGGACGTTTGCCGGGCAGCTCTTGCCAGACCGTACCAGTCCACCGGGGTTTCATACCACCGCCCGTTATCAGCACAGTACATATTGTCCAGCAGGTCATGCCCGGTCAGGCGATAAGGACCATCAAATGTGAATGCACTGAGCGATGATTCTTTCCTGAGCGCATCAGCGAGATCAATGCGTGAACTCATGCGCACTTTTTTATTTTTTCTACTCATCAGAACTCCATAACCGTGAAACGCTCGTTTTCTCCTTCGCCGCCAATTGGTTCGTTAATGACAGCAAGCATGGTTGCCCACGCAAGGTCGCCGTGGCTGATCCCCCTCGCGCGGTCCGTTTCGTAAGTGATAAAGCCGCCCGGTGTTTTCACCTTACGCACGGCGTTAAAGGCCGCGACCAGCTCGCGTTCGGCGCGATCGTATTCCCACCGCCCGGCACGCATTATTTGCAGCATTTTCAGTACCAGCGACCGTTTTGATGACAGCGTGAAGGTGTACGGAATAGCGGCAGGGAAAAACCGTTTCACTATCTGATAAACAGCCTCCCCGTTCCCGCCCGTCACATCAATGCCGATGTGTTCCACGTTGTAGCGACACGTGAACTCTTCAATGACTCTGGCCTGTTCTTCAAACTCCAGCCCCTGAACGCGTCGCGTCTCCACCGTTCGAAAACGGCCACCAGGAACAGACGGAGGAACCACCACGGACACAGCGCCGCTGTCGCCGTTGCCACTGCTGCCGTTTGCGTCATACCCAATCCATACCGGACGATTCCCCATCGGGCGGGGAGCAAAAGGTTTCCAGTCTTTCCAGTCGTCGTATCCGTCAACACCGCAGCCAATCAGGATATTCAGGTTAAATGCCGATTCCCCTTCGCGGACAAACTCACACATATAGAGATTGAGGAACTCGTCTTCGGTGTTTTCATCACGAATTTCGTCGATATCGGTGTGTTCCCAGCCGTGATTAACCACATCTTCCAGCGTGACAATTTGCCGCCACGTCCGGTCAGGGCAGATAAGCCCGTTATGCAGCGTTTTCCAGTCCACAGAAAAACGCTGGCGTTTATGCGTGGCCTTTTTCTCGTTCCAGCGGTCGCCGTTCCAGTAGGCGTATGCCTCGTGCGTTTCGGTGGATGGCGTGGAGAAGTAGGTGCGCCGCAGTCCGCTGAGGGTTGCCATAGCGCCAGCCACCTTGCGCAGTTCAGCAAAGCGACTGACCCAGAAAAATTCATCAAAATAAAAATTGCCCGTATAGGACTGTGCCGACGCAGCAGAAGTGCCGAGAAAATGCAGCTCTGCGCCGTTGGAGAGGATGATTTTATCGCCCCCTTTCAGCTCCACATCAACTTCAGCCGCGGCCTTCTGAATAATGCTTTTAAACTGGAACGCCTGACGACGCGACGCAGACAAAAAAATCTGGTTACGCTGGTAAGGTTGCGCCACATCGTCACGCAGCGCCATCAGCAGCGCTTCCTGTGCAAAATACCAGGTCGCCCCAATCTGTCGGGATTTCAGGATCATCCTGTTACGTATCCCTGCTTCCCTGCAAAGGGTCAGGGAGTCAAACCAGCCCCGCTGATGCCACTCCAGCCTGCTGATGATTTTTTCCCGCAGTGCGGCAATCTGTTCCGGCGTGAAATGATTTTTAAGCTTTTTCGCCCGGCCTTTCTTTCCTGTGGCCGTCGCATCCGGCTGGCCATCATGCAGTTTTTTAAGCTGCCGGGTCAGCAGGTCTATTTCCTTGAAGTCACCACCTGTTTTATTCTGTTTTTCAGTGAGCTGGATGAGGCGCGCATCGATGGACTGCGTGACACGCTGCACGGGTGGCGTTTCATCCCACTGGTCGCGTTTTTTCCACGCATAAATCGTGTTCGGGTTTATTCCCATCAGACGTGATATTTCTGCGGGCGGATAACCCTGCCAGTAAAGTTGCCGCGCACGCTGGCGCACAAAAGCGTCCTGAATCATTGCTCCCCCTGAGTAATTACAGGAAGATTACCCGCGCGCGAAACTGTTCTCCTTAACCCCCTGTTCTGGCCGTTTTCTTACAACAAAAGCCCTTTGTATCAGCCTGTTACGCTTTGCCATCATGACTGAAGAACCAGTCAGAGGGGCAAAAACTATGGCTAATGAAAAAAAGACATCCCGCAAAAAGTTTCGCGTGGCTGTCTCCGGTGTAACGGCAGACGGGCGCGAAATCAACGGCGACATGCTGAAAGCTGCCGCCACCAGTTATAACCCGTCCGTTTATGGTGCACGTGTGAATATTGAGCACATCCTGTCACCACTCCCCGGTAGCGAGTTTTCCGCTATGGGCGATGTTGTGGGGTTGAGCACCGAAGACATAACCGATGGCCCGCTGGCAGGCCGCACGGCACTGTATGCCGAAATTGAGCCGACCGCTCGCATGATGTCCCTGCTTAACGATGGTAAAAAAATTTACTCCAGTATTGAGCTGGAACCACAGTCAACCATCACGGGAGGCCCTTACCTGCGCGGGCTGGCAATGACCGACACCCCTGCCAGCCTGGGCACGGAACGTCTGGCCTTTGCGGCACAACAACGTATGCAACTGATGACATTCAACTGTCAGCAGGGAGACGTGGCGATGTTTACCGCCGCTATGGAGTCAGAACTTATCGAACTCACCGAACAACGTCAGGAAGAAGGCACCCAGTGGTTTAACCGCGTTATGGGGATTATTGGCCGTGGCCGCAAAGCGGATGACGCCAGTTTCTCCCGTATTCAGGAAGCGGTGGAAGGTGTCGCAACGTCACAGGCCGACATTATCGACCGTTTTAATGCGCTGGAAACCCGCCATCAGCAGGACAGCCAGAAAATCACTTTACTGACCACAGAGCTGACAGCACTGAAGGAAAAACTGCGCACGCAGGACGGCGATCCGCAGAACCGGTTCACCGCAACGGGCGCAGCCTCCGATCAACTGGCTGACTTCTGATAAGACAAAGGAGCAAATTTTTTATGAATCTGGTGATGTCAGATATTACCCGCAACAAGCTGGGTTGCTATATGGCGCAGCAGGCGTCGCTTAACAACATCCCGGTATCTGCACTGGTATCGCGATTTACCGTGGAACCCTCGGTGCAGCAGCGTTTTGAAAACGCAGTAAAGGAGAGCACTGAATTTACAAAAAAAATTAACGTGTTCGGTGTGACCGACCAGAAAGGCGAAAAAATCCTCCTGGACACCACCGGGCCGATTGCGCGTACGAATACCAGTTATGACGGCACAAAACGCCGTAACCCGAATAACGTGGTTGATCTGAAAAACCGCAAATATCAGTGCGAACAGGTGAACTACGACACGTTTATTTCGTATCCGCAGCTTGATGCCTGGGCGGCACACCCTGATTTTCAGTCACGCGTCAGCACACAGATTGCCCGGCAGGTGGCGCTTGACCGCATCATGATCGGTTTCAACGGCACGTCTCACGCAGATGAGTCCAACTTCAGCACCAACAAGCTGCTTCAGGACGTTAACGTGGGATGGCTGGAGCACATCAGAACCGACGCCAGCGAGCGCGTAATGAATGACGTGACGCTGACCTCCCGCAACATGGACAACACCGTGGCGCACGCGGGTAAGTATGCGAACGCTGATGCACTGGTACAGGACGCGCGCTCATCCCTGCTGGATGAATGGCACAAGGAAGCTGACGACCTCGTGGTGATTATGGGGCGCAACCTGTTTAACTCGCTGCGTCTGCCCGTGCTGAACAGCATCAGCGGCCAGAATCCCAATGCGGAATTACTTGCCGGACAGCTCATCCTGTCATCGCGCGCCATTGGCGGACTGGATGTATTCCTTGCGCCGTTCTTCCCGGATTCAACGATGCTGATCACCTCGTTCAACAACCTGTCGATTTACTGGCAGAAAGGAACAATGCGTCGCCTGATGAAAGACGAGCCGGAATACAACCGCATCGCCACCTACCAGTCCATCAATGACGCTTATGTCGTTGAAGACTATGGCAAGTGCGCGATGGTCACTGGCCTGAAGTTCGCCGACAGCTAATCAACTCACGGCGGGCATCATGCCCGCCTGTAACGGAGAGAAAAAATGATTACTCCTGCACAGCAACACTGGCAGAACGTGATGGCACAGCGCGCAGGCCGGGCGAATGAAGGCGTGGACCACGCCGCGCGTACCGCGCATGAAGAGGTGCTGTATCGTCTGCGTCTGGCACAGGCCCGACTTAAGGGCGTACAGGCCAGAAGCGCGAAAGCCGCCATCAAAAAAGAGTTGTTGCCGGACTTTTCCGGCTGGATTGAGGGAACGCTGGAGGCTGACGGCGGGCAGCAGGATGAAGTGATTGCCACGCTGATGGTGTGGGCAATTGACTGCGGCGATCTTCCGCTGGCGCTGCGTATTGGTGCGTATGTGGTCCGTCACAACCTCATCATGCCGGATAACTTTGGCCGTACTGCTGCCACGGTACTGACCGAAGAAATCTGCAACCCGGTACTGACGCAGGCCGGGACGGATGCCGACGCGGATTTGTCCGCCTTTATCGAACCACTGGACACACTTTGGGAAATTGTCGCCAACCAGGATATGCCGGACGAAGTGCGCGCCAAATTATGCAAGGCGTGCGCCTTTGCCCGCCGTAGCCTGAGCGATGCGGACAGCATGGCCTCATCACTGAAGCTGCTGCGCGAAGCGATGCACCTGAACCCGAACGCAGGTGTGAAACGCGAGATTGCAACCCTTTCCCGCGCTCTGAAAAAAGCCGATTCCGCAGCCGCACCAGAAGATGCCAGCACACCGCAGGCGCAGAACGAAAGCAGCAAAAGTAAAAAGACAACGCGGAAGCCTGCAACACGAAAAACCACCGCGACGCAGAAGGCGAAGCGCGGTTAACGACTGACCCCGTCAGCGGGCGGCGTGCGCGGTGTTCCGGTTTGACTCCGTGACCGTTTACACCGCGCACCCACCGCCCGATTTTTTCAGGAGTGAACCCCATGAGTATGGTTGCCAGAACCAACCCCGGACCCGCAGAGGACGACATCACCGATACCGATGATGGTGATACCCGTATTTCAGCGGGTGCATTCTGGCCGGATATTGTGCTGCGTGAGCTGCGTCTGGCGGTACGACTGCCGGGGCGCGTGACCACCTCCCGCCTGCTGCATACCGCCACCGGGGCCGTGGCACACGTTACCCGCGAGCTGGAAGCGTGGCAGCAGGAACAGCAGGCGGCTGGCCATCAGACGCTGGCCGATGTTCCGGCACCCGTAATTAACGGAGAAAGCGTCAATCTCTGGCGCTGGCGCAATGCTGTTTATACCGCCACACGCGCCCTGATTCTGGAGCGTTACCGCGATGCGGACACAACGGACAAGGGCGACCGCCGGGCGGACGCACTGGATATACAGACATCGGATTTGTGGCGCGATGTGAGCTGGGCCATCTCTGACATTCTGTGCCGCCCGCGAATCTTTGCGGAGTTGTGCTGATGAAAGTGAAGGCACTGGAAGGCGACACCGTGGATTCGCTCTGTTTCCGGTACTACGGCACGACGCAGGGCGTCACCGAAAAGGTGCTGGATGCCAACCCCGGACTCTGTCAGCAGGTATTTCTGGACGCCGGGCAGGAAGTGGAGATGCCGGAGCCGGAGAAGAAGAAACGAGAAATGATTCAGTTGTGGGGGGAGTAGCAGTGAGCACCATTCAAACAGGGATCACAGAGCAGGTTATTGCATGGCTCTTTGACCACCTGCCAACGGTGTATGCAGTAGGCGCGGCGGTCAGCATTTCCGCGCTGATGAGTCTTTATGACGGACGAACACTGGTTCAGACCGTAACGGGATCGCTGGCGTGCGGCGTTCTTGCCATGGCCGTGGCCGGGTCGTTGCGCTTCTTCGGTTTTCCTGAAGATGCCGTGACGTTTATCGGCGCATCAATCGGTTTTATGGGGGCAGAGAAAGCACGCGACAAGGTTATTGCGGCCTTTAATCGCAGGGTGAAGGAGAAGGACGAATGAGCAACACATTTAAATTCAGCAGCCGGAGCGAAAAGAATTTGCAGGGCGTAAATCCTGATCTGGTGAAAGTGACCCGACGGGCACTGGAAATTTCGGAAGTGGATTTTGGTATCACCGAAGGGTTGCGCAGCCGTTACCGCCAGAAGCAACTTGTGGCCACAGGTAAGAGCCAGACCATGAACAGCCGCCACCTTACGGGACATGCCGTGGATGTTGTGGCTTATATCGGCAGCCAGGTGTCATGGGAATGGCCGCTGTACGAAAAAATCGCAGCCGCATTCAGACAGGCCAGCCGGGAACTGAATATTCCGGTGGAATGGGGCGGCGACTGGAAGACCCTGAAAGACGGACCGCATTTTCAGTTACCACACGGAGCCTATCCGGCATGAAGCTCTGGCCAACGCTTGGCGTCGCTTTCCTTCTGATTGTCGGATGGGGAACATCCATGCGTCTGTCATGGTCGCTGGGCCGGGAGAACGCCAGAAACGAAGCGCAGGCCAGCACCCTGAAACGTACCGCCGACACCCTGAATATCATCAGCGCCGGGGTACAGGATATGCAGCAGGTGCTGGCGCAACTCCGCGTGGAAAATCAGCAACGCAATCAGGACGGAGAGGCAAGACGTGAACAGCTACGCAACGATATTGCAAAAGATGAATGCGCCCACGCTTTGCCTGACGCTCGTTTTACTGACAGGCTGCGCAGGCACGCAGAACGCGCTACGGCCAGCGCCGTCAGTCCGGCTTATACCGCAGACGCTGACCATACCGGTAACGCCTCCCCCCTTCCCTGACACTCCCACATGGGGAAATCTCGGTATATGGGGCGACCGCCTTCTGGATGCACTGGAAACCTGTAACGCGGATAAACGGGCCATTGAATTACTGGAACAGCGCAGGCTGCAACGACTGAACAACGAGGACAACAACCATGCTGAAAACTGATTCCCTGCGTGAAGCCATGACCCGTTCATGCCGATGGTGTCAGGCCAACCCGGAAAAATTCACCATTTTCGTGGAGAGCGGCAACATTGAAACGACCGGAGAAACGCCCTCGTTTGTTTACCGCTATCAGATGGTGATGTTTGTCATGGATTACGCCGGGGAGCTGGACGACCTCACGTTGCCGCTACTGGCGTGGTTATCCGAAAATCAGCCACAGTTGTTGCTCAATCCGGAGCGTAATCAGGACATCAAATTTTCCGCCGTTATCAATGACGATGACAGCGCCGATCTCCTGTTTACGCTCCCCCTGCGGGAACGCGTTCGCATTACGCGCAACAGTCAGGGCACACCGCAGGCAGAACACCTGTCGGAGCCAAAACCCCGTCTGCCCTCTTCCGAAGGCGACTGGTCACATGTATTCCAGGATGTGACGTGGGGTGAAAGCGATGGATAAGGCATTCACCCGTGTGGATGAAACCTTTGAGGCCATCCGCGACAGCCTGAATCAGCAGGCCATCAATAACATCGCCAGAAAGCTGGCACAGGATTTACGCCGCGCCCAGCAGGCACGTATCCGGTCACAGAAAGCGCCGGACGGGACCGCGTGGACACCTCGCAGACGCCGCGTAACCCGGATACAGGAGCGCATTCGCTTTATCTGGAATAACGAAGCACGCACGCTGAAAAACTGGCATCACGACACGGGGAAATACGGGCGAACCCTTACCGGGTGGGATGAGGATAAAAACAATATCCGCACGTTTTACCGGGATGACATCGACCGTTTTCTGGAAATACGCACCCGGCGCATCAACCAGGACAGCACAAAGCGCGTCCCCATGTTCGTAAAACTGCGCACCGCCCGCTACCTGAAAGCCCGTGCAGATGCTTCCGGTGTGACGGTGGGTTACAGCGGCGTGGCCGCACGTATTGCACGCGTTCATCAGTTCGGTGAGCGCGATCAGGTTGCGCCGGGCATTTTCACCGATTACCCGGTACGTGAGCTGCTGGGTATCAGCCTGGCAGATGAACGCCTGATTTATAACACGGTGCTGGGCCGGATTGCGGAGGCTGTACGGTGAGCGCAGAACTCATGCGACTGCTGAGCAACATCATCCGCACCGGGATCATCTCTGAAGTTGATGAGGAATCCTGGTGCGTGCGCGTTCGCAGCGGCGAACTGGAAACAGGCTGGTTGCGCTGGAACACCACGCGCGCGGGAGCCTTCAATGTGTGGCTGCCGCCATCACCAGGCGAACAGGTGGTAATTGCCTGCATTGGCGGCAACCCGGAAACCGCCATGATAATTGGCAGCCTGTGGAGTGATGCCATTCCGGCCCCCGGCAAAAGCCTGAAAGAAATCGTGGTCAGCGCGCCGGATGGCGCGGTGTTCCGCTACGACGCGGCCGCAGGCGCACTGAGCGCCAGCGGCATGAAAACAGCCACCCTGCAGGCATCCGTCAGCGTGACACTGGATACGCCCGTCGTGGAATGCACAGACCTTCTGAGAACGGCGACGCTTGACGTCACAAAAGGGGGAAAGATGAGCGGCAATATCACGCACAGCGGCGGCAATTTCACCTCAAACGGCATCACAGTGCATACGCATAAACACGGTGGCGTTAAAGGTGGCAGCGATTCGACAGGAGGCCCGCAGTGACAACCCGCTACACAGGAATGAACCCGGACGGAACGGGAAACCTGAACGATATGGAGCACCTGAAACAGTCAGTCAGGGACATCCTGACCACCCCGCTGGCAAGCCGGGTTATGCGACGGGAATATGGCAGCCTTGTGCCTGATTTGATAGACGAACCCATGAATAACACCACGCGTCTGCAATGCATGAGTGCTGCCGTGATTGCGCTGACACGATGGGAACCCCGCATTGCCCTGGATGCCATCGACGTTGTCTGGAAGGCAGGAGGCCGCGCCGGGGTGACGCTGTCGGGCACTGTCATGCAGACCATGCAGAATGTTGAATTAACCATCACGCTGAGGGAGTAAATCATGCCTGCCGTTGACCTTTCACAGTTACCGGAACCCGCCATCATCGCGGAGCCTGACTTTGAGGCAATTCTGGCTGACACAAAGGCCATGATGATTGCGTCCTATCCCGCCGAACAGCGTGAAGCCGTTTCCGCCGCGCTGGAGCTGGAATCGGAACCCCTTAACGTTATCGCTCAAACCATGTCGTTTCGTGAAATGCTGTTACGCCAGCGGGTCAATGAGGGTGCACGCGCCTGCATGCTAAGCCACAGCGCCGGGACAGACCTGGACAACCTCGCGGGCAATATGAACACAAAGCGCCTGGTTATCACTCCGGCAACGGATACCACCGACGCAGTGATGGAAAGTGACACCTCGCTGAGACTACGGGCGCAACGGGCATATGACGGTCTGAGTGTTGCTGGCCCGTCAGGTGCATACGAGTATTTTGCACGCAGCGCCAGCGGTCTGGTACGCGATGCGCGGGCCATCAGCCCGTCTCCGGCCAACGTGACGGTTTCCATCCTGTCCACTGAGGGCGACGGCACAGCAACGGAGGCGTTGCTTAATACCGTTCGCGCCGTTCTGAATGCAGAGCATACCCGCCCGGTGGCCGACCGCCTGACCGTACAGAGTGCCAGAATCGTGACATGGCGGCTGAATGCAAAACTGTACTTTTACCCCGGCCCGGAATCCGAACCTATTCTGGCCGCGGCGGAATCGTCATTCAGGAAGTGGCTGGCTGAACAGGGGCTTATCGGTCAGGACGTGGCGTTGTCCGCCATTGCTGCCGCACTTCATGTACACGGCGTGCAACGCGTGGAGATAATCGAACCCACACAGAATATGGCCATCAGCGACATACAGGCGGCGCGCTGTGAGTCATTCACCATCAGCGAAGGTGGGCGTAATGAGTAATTCACTGTTACCGCCATCAGCCAGCAGTTTCATGCGTCGTGCCGAAGCTGTCGGAACGCGCATTACAGACATCCCGGTAGACCTCAACACGCTGTGGTCGCCGGACACCTGCCCGGTGCACCTGCTGCCTTATCTCGCCTGGGCATTTTCCGTTGACCGCTGGGATCGCAACTGGCCGGAAGAGACAAAGCGACAGGTGATTCGTGATGCATGGCTGATACACCGACACAAGGGAACCATCAGCGCACTGCGCCGGGCCATTGAGCCGCTGGGATACCTCATTCGTGTGTCTGAGTGGTGGGAGTTCGGCGGAGAACCGGGAACATTTACCGTTGAAGTGGGCACGCTGGACAGTGGCGTGACGGAGGAAATGTATCTGGAAATGGAGCGGTTGATTGCTGATGCCCGCCCGGTCAGCCGCCACATGACAGGGCTGAATATCATTCAGGAGATCCCGGGAGATATTTTCGCGGCGGCAGCAACTTACGACGGTGAAGTCATTACCATTTATCCGGACGATTAAGCATGAGTACCACAACACGTAAATTTAAAACCGTTATCACCGATACGGGTGCCAAAAAATTAGCTCAGGCAGCCGCGCCAGATGGTAAGCCTGTCCGCCTGACTCATATGGCCGTGGGCGACGGTGGCGGTACATTGCCCACACCAGACAGTAAGCAGACCCGTCTGGTGCATGAGGTGTGGCGACATACTGTTAATCGCGTCTTCCTGGACGCAACACATCAGAACCGCATTATTGCGGAGCTGGTTATTCCTCCTGAAACGGGCGGATTCTGGATCCGGGAAATTGGTGTATTTGATGAGCACGGCGATTTGATCGCGGTTGGCAATACAGCCGAAAGTTACAAGCCAACCGTTGCCGAAGGGTCAGGACGTGCACAAACATTTCGCACCATTCTGACCGTCTCCAGCACTGCCACTGTGGCGCTTACCGTGGATAACACCATGGTTATGGCCACAGTGGATTACGTGAATGACAAACTGAAAGAACATGAACAGTCACGACGTCACCCGGACGCCTCGCTGACCGCAAAAGGCTTTGTTCAACTCAGTAGCGCCACCAACAGCACGTCTGAAGCACTGGCCGCAACGCCGAAAGCGGTCAAGGCAGCCTATGACCTTGCTAACGGGAAATATACCGCACAGGACGCCACTATAGCGCGAAAAGGCCTTGTTCAGCTCAGTAGCGCCACCAACAGCGATTCTGAAACGCTGGCGGCAACACCAAAGGCGGTAAAGGCAGCATATGACCTTGCTAACGGGAAATATACC